TCAGATTCATTATCGTCATCAGATTCATTATCGTCATCAGATTCATTATCGTCATCAAATTCATTAAATAAAGATTTACCTATAAAAAAATATATATTAAGGCCATCAGATTTTTATAAAAGTAATATATTAATAGTTAATGATGAAATAAACGATAGTATTAATATTTTAAGTGATTTATTTTATAAATTAGGTTTAATGAAGGATGTTAATAATATATATGATAATAGTATTCATGTTATTACAAGTGTAGAAAATAAAAAATTTTTTACAAAAATGTTATTAGATAATCCTTATCTATTTTTTACAAATTTTGATGTAAAAAAACAATTATCTAGAGAAAAAATTAAAAAACTAGATAATTTAGATAAAAGAACTATATATATTATAGATAATAAAACATTAACTAAACCTTTAAAACATAAAGATTTACATACATTAGTTTCTAAAAATATACACGTAATTGTTATAGCCGGTGAAGATTATAATTTAGATAAAACTTTTAACGTATTAGGACATAATAAATTATTAATTCATAAATTAAATAAATCTAAAAATATGCAAAAACATTTTTATAAAACAACTATTAAAAAATTATGTTTAAGTAATAATACATCATTTGACAGTTATTACAATGTAATTAATAATGAAAATGTTGATATTAAGTATATAATATTAAAAAACGATCAAATAAGATATAATTAAATAATAACATATAGACATTGTTTAATATTAAATAATTAAATATTATTTAATAATATATGGGAGCACTTTATTTTTGTATTCATAACTTTAAAAACTCACCAATAGATATAACTTTTACCAAGGGTTTTATGAATATGAAGTGTAGGGGTGAAGATGATACTAAAATAATATATGATGAAGGTCCAATATTTAATAGTCATAATATAAATCAAATACAAATGTATTTATCAAGAAGAGAAATTACTGAATACATTCCATTACAATTTATGTACGGTTATCATAGATCTAGTATTAATGATTTAACTATTGATGGATCTCAACCATTTGAAGATCCAATAAAATGGAAAATGTCAAAATATCCTGAATTAAGAACTAGAGTAAAAAGACGTTTATTATGTAATGGAGAAATATATAATTATAATAATTTATTAGACAAATATAATTTTAATGATAAGGATTTACAATCTAATAGTGATGTTGAAATCATATTACCTTTATATATAAATCAAAATTCATCAAGTTCAGAAGAAAGTTTAAAAAAAACATTAGATGAATTAGACGGTGAATTTTCTTTTATTTTAACAGAAAATACAAACACATATGATTTAAAAAATTTAAATATATTTGCAGTAAGAGACCGTTTTGGAACACGTCCATTATATATGGTAAAATTTATTCCATTAAATACGTCTTTAAATCAAAATAATATTTTTTATTTATTTACAACTGAAATTAAAAGTATTCCTGCAAAATTATTTAAAAACCCAGAATACATTATTCAAGAAGTTCCTCCAGGAACATATTGGTCATATAATAATTCTATAATCAATAAATCTAAAACAGATTTTATAAATTATTATAATTTGGATAAATATAAATCTCTTGATTCATGTATATTAAATAAAGCAGATCAAAACACATTATCAATTATTTATGAAACTATACAAAAAACATTATCAAATAGCGTAATTACAAAATGGAAATTAACAGAACGGAAAATTGGATTATTATTATCTGGTGGGTTTGATAGTTGTATTATATTAAGTATTTTATGTAAACATTTAATAGAATTAAATATAATAAGCTCATTACAAGTTTTTACAATAGGTAATGAAAATAGTTCAGATGTAATATATGCTAAAAAACATGTAGAATTTTTAGAAACCAAATTTTTAATTGATATTCATCATCATATTATTAATATAAATGATATAAATATTATTATACCAGAAATAAATAATACTATTAATTGTTTAGAAACATTTGACAAATTAACTATTTATAAAAGTATACCATTATTATTTTTATTAAAATATATTAAAGAAAAAACTGATGTTAAAATATTATTAAGTGGCGAAGGGTTAGATGAATTATGTGGTTATAAGGAATTTAATAATTTAAATGATTCTGAATTTCAATCTAAAAGTGTAGACTTAATTACAAATTTACATAAATTCGATTTATTACGTTCTGACAAATTAGCTGGTTATTTTGGATTAGAAATAAGATACCCTTTTTTAAACAAGGATTTCGTAGAATTTATTTTGTCTATTCATCCTAAATTAAAAAGACCACAAATTTATGCATCTTCTAAAAATTTAATTGAAAAATACATTATTAGAAAAGCATTTGATTATATAGATGATACTCAAGAAAATAATATTTCTCTTTATATAGATAAAGATGTCCTATGGAATTCTCGTGAAGATATTAATAATTGTATTGATAAATTAACAAGTTATTTACATAATTATTATGATTCACTTTATTCAGATATTGTCTTTTTTAATTATGTACAACAATTAAACTCTATAAAATTTACTCCTTTACCAAAAACAAAAGAAGAAATGCACTATCAAATTATATTTAATAAATTTTTTCCTAATTCATCAAATCTAATAGATAAATATTGGAAAGACCTATGGAGTAACTTTTAAAAAAGTTACATCAAAACCATTACTTTTAAAAAAGTAATATCAAAACAGGGCTCGCGCCTGCAAATAAAAGGTTATATCTTATTTAGTAGTAATTCTTGCAGGCGCGAGCCCTATTTTGAAGCTACGCTACTTTTTTAAAAGTAATGGTTAAACATTATTTACAATAATGTAACTATTGTTGGTTATTTTTAACAATATAAAATATTTCATCATATTTTTCAAAAATTTTTACTTTGTCATTTATTGTTAATCTTTTTATTTTTAATTTTAACTTGATCTTTTCTGCAAAAGATTCTTTATCTTCTTTTGTAGAACTCGTTACTCCATTTTGTATACGGTCTACTATAAAATATAATAATTCTTCATTTATAATTTTTTCAGATTCTTTTGTAATAATAGTTCTAAATGATATTTTTTTTTTTATTAAATTGTTGTTATCTTGTCCTTTTTCCATAATTTGTTTTGTATATTTTAATACAAAACCCAATTCTTTGTTATAATTTAATGTTTTAACTAATTCTATTATTCCTTTTGTAGTATTCCATTTTATATCTCTATAAATCATTTTCTTTGAATTATATGCCGTTTTTAATAATTCAGATAATGTATTTACTATATCATCTCTTTGAGAAACATCTATAATATCTTTGTCTAATAAAAATGTATGTACATAATATAAAGCATATGATTCAAAACGTTCTAAACGTTCGTCTTGAGATAAAAGAATCCATCGTTTAAAATATTTTCCAACTTGAACATAACTTTGTTCTTTTTTTTTATTTTCATTATTATTTGAATTTAAATTGGTTTCTTTCGTTAAAAAACAACATAAATCTTGTTTTAAATTTTTAATTGTATTTGTTATATATTTTGTTTTTGTTTTTATAATTTCAATAATATTTTGATATTCTGAAATATATTCATCAAATTGATAACTTAATGCAACATTATTTAAATTTATTTCGTTTTTAGAATTTAATTGGTTTACATCTATATGATAATTATATTTTAATGATAAATATTTATGTAAATTAATATTAACATCTGAATATAAAATAGATAAATCATGTATAAACATTTTAAAACTTTCTTTTAATCGTTTTGTTTTTATATTAATTTGTACATATTTTTCTATAAAAGCCAAACATCTTTCCCATAATTTAACTTGATCATCTGTTAAAATATCATTTATAAATTTATTTATTTTTTCATCTAAATTTAACTTATCATTATCAACTGATAATAACTCCTTTCTATTAATTAATGTATCGTATAAATTATAATATAATTCACCATTATCGTTTTGTAAACTTAACCATTCCAATCTTTTATTATAAATTAAATCTCTTATATCTTGATTATCAATATTATTTTCATTTGAATTATCGGTCTTTTTATTTAAAATATTATTATGATTAATATATGGACATATACCATATTCATTAATAATTTTTTGATTTAAAAAAAGTATACCTGGTAAAGCTTTTGGATCAATTTCATAATATTTTTTCTCTAATTCTAAATATTCTAAATATTTTTCATGCGCGTTTTGACGAAGTTCCTTAGCTATTTTAGCTTTTGTTTTATCACTATTTTTTTTTGCATTTCTATAATCTAAATTATCTAATTGTTTTCCTACTAATTCTAAATCTAGTTTCATTTGTTTATCTTCACGCTCTTGTTTATATATAACTTTTAATCTTTCCGTATATCGTTTTAATTCCTCCATTTTAACCTTTTTATCTTCATCATACTTTTTTATAATTAATTTATCTTCAAATGTTTTTTTTTCATTAATCAAAATCTGAATATCCTTTTTTAAATTATTTATTTCTTGAATAATGAAATTTTTATTATTATTCATTTCAATATATATTAATATATATAAATATATCTTTTTTCAATTTTTTACATACTATTCATTCCATTTTATAATTTCTATATTATTTAATTTTTACTTACTATTCATTCCATTTTATAATTTCTATATTATTTAATTTTAAAATCTCTATTGAAATTTTATCCAATTCTTCTGAATAATTATTTATATATACAACACGTTTAATTTGACATTGTAATATTTTTTTTACACAACTTATACATGGAATTAATGTTATATAAATAGTAGAATCTTTTAAATCTGTTTTTGATACAAATAAAATTGCATTTTCCTCTGCATGTAAACACATACATAAATCTAAATGTTTAGCTGTAATTTTATCCAATTCATTGTATTGATCCATACATCTTTTACAACCACCTTGGTAACAATTTAATGTATTTATTGGTGTCCCATTATATCCTAACGATAATATTCGTTTGTCTTTTACAATTACACATCCTACACGACGTTTTATACAATTACTTCTTTCACTTGTTAATTTTGCAATATTAATAAAATATTGATCCCAATTTGGTCTTTTAAATTCAGTTGTCTGTTGCATTAATTTAATTATTTTAATTAAATTAATTATTTTTCATTTTATGTTCAATTATTTATAAAAAAGTAATTTGTTATATTATATATATGATTCCAGATAAACTTTTAATTAATTTAAAAATAATTAGTAAAATACAAAAAAACGGAAGAATATCTAGAAGTTATGATGGTATAATATCATTAGAATCAGATGTCTTTTATCAATCTATTAAACGGTTCATGTTAAACGATTCAAGAAAACAAGCTATTTTTGAAATTAATAGTGTAATAACAGAAAGTATAGAAATGTTAAATCATATTATTAACTCTAAACATATGAATAAAAACTTTTCACAAACACCCGAATATATTAAAAATTGTGAAAATTTAAGTTTAATCATTACAGAAATGGAACATGCTAAATTAGGTATTGAAAATTTAAAATTTACTTATCAAACAGATCATAACATAGCATCACAAATCGATATTCTTATTTTAAAAATTAATACAACAATAAGAGATATCGGACAAAGATTAGTTTATTTCCAAACTTTTTTAACTAACCTTAATCAAGAACACCACCAAAATACATACTTAACATCCATAAAAATCGATAAAGATGAATCTGAAGAAGAAGACAATTATTTAAACATGGAAAGATTATGAAAATAATTAATTTTTATTTAAAAAACTAATGTTTTTGATATTACTTTTTTTAAAAAGTAATATTAATATGATTGTTAATATACATAATCCAATCCCTATATTACAACAAAAACCTAGTTCTATAACAACAAATACACTTATACCAGTTAATTTTCAACCACAATTACAAGAAACTCAAGAATCTCAAGAATCTCAAATACAAAAATCTCAAATACAAAAATCTCAAGAATCTCAAATACAAGAAACTCAAGAATATCAAGTTAATATTAATCAACAAATTTCATCAGATTTTATAGAATTTTTTAATAACATGTTCGAAAAACCGAATGATACACCATGGCCAAAATATATTATAGATATTATTAGTAAAAAAAAAAGATATACTTATATTGGTTTATTCTTTATTTTAATAGCTATTTATATGTTAATAATACGTAATTAATTGGTAAATCAATTGGTAAATTAATTGGTAAATTAATTGGTAAATCAATTGGTAAATTAATTGGTAAATTAATTGGTAAATTAATTGGTAAATTAATTGGTAAATTAATTGTACATTTGTAAATAAATTTTATCATTATTATTATTTATTTGTATAACTTTATCTATATATGATTTTGTTATAACTAATGTAATATCATCTGAATCTTGTACCTTTTCCTTTTTAACTAAATCTAAATTATCTATTAAAATATCATAATTCAATCGATTAAAAATTTTTTCTATATTTTTTTGTAATTGTCTAACACCTTTATCATCTTGCGTTTTACATGATATTATATACTCTATCAATTCCCGTTCTAATATTATATTAAACCCATTTTTCAATTTAATAGTTTTTAATATATTAGGAATTAATTTAGTTTGGCAAATAATTACTTTGTCTTCTATATTAGGAGGATCTATATAAATAACTTTTAAACGATTTAATAAAATACGATCAATTTTTGATATATCATTAAATGCAATAACAAAAAATACTTTTGATAAATCTATTTTAATATTTGATAAATAATTATCTTGAAATTCTGCATTTTGTTCTTCATCTAATAAATGAGTTAAAATTCCAAAAATTTCTGTAGATCTCGATTCACTTATTTTGTCTATTTCATCTAAATATATTATAGGATTCATATAATTACTACATGTTAAAATTTCAACAAGTTTACCTGATTTAGAACCTATATATGTTTCACTATGACCTGTTAAAACTGATACATCATTTAACCCTCCGAAATTTATTTGATAAAATGGTAAATCTAATGCTTCTGCTAAAGATTTTATAATTTTTGTTTTTCCTATACCCCCTGCCCCATAAAGTGCTAAAACATGACCTTTACTATTGGGGTTTGTAATTTTTCTTGCTACAAATTCTAAAATTTCATCTTTTACATTTTCTAATCCATAAATATTTTCATCTAATTTATCCTTAACCCTTTTAAAAAACATTTTTAATTTATCAATGTTATCTGACGATTTTACATTCATATCTTTATATTTTCCATAAGGTATTTTAACTACTGTATTTAACCAATTTAATGCTTTTGTATTGTCACTACTACTTGAACCTGTAATACTTTCATATTTATCTAATAAAAAAGATTTTGTTTCTATATTTAAATTCATGCACAATAATTTATTTTTTAAACTATCCATTAAATCACCTCCATTCTTTTGACGTTTATAATGATATATTTCATCTTCAACAATTCTTAGTTTACGTTTTAATTCTTTACGTTCTTCGTGTTCTTTACGTTCTTTAGGTTGTCTATTATTCGATAAAGATCTCTTTAAATATATAGGAGGTCTAGGTTTATTGTATTTTAAATTATTTTTACTATCACTTAAAGCATTTTTTACAATATTATCAACTAATACATTTAATTCGTGTTTATTTTCTTCTGTATTGTATGGTATATCATCAACAGTTTTTAAAAAATTTAAAAAATTATTAGAAATATACATCCAATATAAATCTTCTTTATTAGGAAATGTTAATCTATCAGATATATGGTCATTAATACAAATATAATATTCAGCTAAAGTACAAACATATATTACATCACCACGTTTATAATTTTCATTTACCTTCCAATATCCATTATACATATTTTAATACTTATTATATTAAAATACAAATAACCATATTCAAAATTCATTTTTTATTTATCAAGTAACTTTTAAAAAAGTAGCGTAGCTTCAAAAACTAGGCTTACGCCTGCAAATACTACTATATATATCTTTATGGCGCCAACCTTTTTTGATATCACTTTTTCTTAAAAAGTGATTGTAACTATTTATAAGGTGGTTGACAATCATCCTTAATATTATATCCATAATTTACTAATAAAGTAGCAATATAAGGAGCAGTTTCAGGTTTACTAAAGCTTAAATTATAAGGTAATCCTGCTGCATAAGCTATTTTTATTAATAATTCTTTAGAATTTTCGGATTTTGTTTTTGCCATTAATTGTTTAAATGTATATTGAACTGCAGATTGCATTTTTAATCTATCTCCTTCAAATGCTTTGTACAAATCATCCATAGTTATATTTTGACATCCAGGATAAATCATAGTTTTTGGTTCAATTAAAGTAAATCCTCCTTCTGGAACATATTTTCCAGTATAATCAGCAAATGTTTCAAACATTCCTCTTCCTGATAAAGCATTCATTGATAAAACAAAAGCTACAGCAATTAATATAGACAATTGGAAATCTTTTTCACTTAAATAAACAATTACAAATATTAAAAAGATTTTAGCAAAGATGTTTGAAAAAAATTTTTGTAAAAAATCAGGTGCTCTTGGTGCAATTTGAGATGCATAAAGAGCCAATGATATTTTAAGTACGGCCATAATGTAAGGATTTGCTAAAACTTGATTAACTCCCATTTCTGTCTTTAACTGAATAGTTTTTAAATAGTCCATTATTATTTTATTATATTATATAATAAATAAATAAAAAAAATAATATTAATTAAAATTAAATAAGTTTAAACTAATATTTAATTTTAATTTTTAACTATATGGAAACTACTTCTTATAGTTTAAATAATAAAAAATGTTTAATAAATACACGTGATACTATACGTATTATTGAAAATAAATCAGATAATATAAAAATTAATATAAATAATACACATTTATTTGATAATTATTGTATAGAATTATATGGTTATAGAACGTGTATTTTATTTCATATAGATTTAAATAATATAGAAGTAAGACTGCTTGATCGTATAAATTACGATCAAATTAAATATATTAATAAAAAATCATTGTATAATGAAATACCAAACTTGTTAAAAAATAATTATACAGTAGTATTAGTAGAAAAATTATTAGATACTAACACTACTGAAATAACAACGATTCATTTACCCCCAAATAAAGTAATTTAAACATAACTAAATTAATTATATCAAGATGCCTCATGATATGATAGATGATTATTTTAATATTTACAAAGAATGCATTGAAGAATACGGAGAAAACATTTGTGTTTTTTATGCATGTGGAAGTTTTTATGAAGTGTATAGTGTAAATAACATAAATGAAAAAATAGGAAATGCTGAAAAAATATCAGAAATAATTAGATGTGAATTTTCTAATAAAAATAAAACTAAAAGGAATGAATTAGGACATTCTACAAGAGATAATCCAGACTTTTGTGGTTTTGGAATACCATATTTATCTAAATATTTAAATCCATTATTAGAAAATAATTATACTGTAATAATAGTTGACCAATTAGAATCTAGTCAAAATTCTAAAGGAAAATTAGTTAAAAGAGGTATTACAGCTGTTCATTCTCCTTGTTTAAAATCACCTGATTATGAAACATATTTTGATACAGAATATAATTTATTATCTATTTTTATTGAAATAATCCCAGTAAATCATAAATTAACTGGTATTTTAAGTACACACAATACTTTAATTTACTCAATTTGCAGCATAAATAATACTACTAACGAAATTGAAATTACTGAAAACTTTATACGGTTTCGATTAAATGAATTTCAACTTGGTTTAGACGAAATAAGTCGTATTTTATTAAGATATCATATAAGAGAAATGAGAATTTTTTTTAAATGCGACGAAAGTCAAGATTCAACTTTAAAAGATGAATGGTATAAACTAATTAATAAATATTTCGATGACCTGTCAAATTATAGTATTTTTAATTATAAATGCGATATTGTTACTAAAGATTCAGATAAATATAAACAATACACGAACCTCGAATTTCAAAATACATATTTTAAACAAATTTACCGTAATATAAATTTTGGTATGTTAACACCAATTGAATATTTAGCTTTATCTGATAAAGAATTATCTGTTTTAAATTTCATGTATATTTTAGACTTTATGGCAAAACATGATCATAAATATGTTACAAATTTATCATTACCTAAAATAATACGAGATTCTGAAAATTTAGTTTTAGAATTAAATACGTTAACACAATTGTCAATATTACCAACTAATTTAAATACTAATTCAAAAATTTCTAGTGTATTTGACGTTATTAATTTTACTAAAACTGCTATTGGGAAACGACATTTAAAGAATATTTTATCAAAACCATTTAAAAAACCAGAAATTATTGAACAACGTTATAATTTAACAGAAGAGTTAGACAAATTTTCTTTGTTAAATGACACTAGTAAAACTTTAACTAATTTAATTGATTTTGAAAGATTACATAGAAAAATGGGATTACAAGCATTACATCCTTATGAATTTGAAAAATTAACAGTTAATTACATTAAAATTATAGAATTATTTAATTTAATCTTGGATCACAAAGACCTATGTTATTTAAAACAAATAGTTCCAAACGACCAAATATTAAATAGTTTTAATGACTACATCGTAGATTACAAAAATTGTTTTGATTTGACACAAATGAGATCTATTAGTTTATATACGAATAAAGACGAAATAGTAAATTTTTTCAAACGAGATGTAATTAAAGAATTAGATGTTATTCAAAATAATATAAAAGATATTGAAAACGCAATAGACAAAATAAAACAAGAATATGAAACAATTATTAATCAACCTATTAAAATTGGATTCACAGATAACGATGGATATTTTTTTACATGTACAAAAATCCGTTATCAAAAATTAATTAATGAATTAGAAAAACGTAAAGTTTCTACTAAAAATTTCAACGTACGTTTTACAAGTAATACTGCTAAATTTTATACAAACGAATTTACAAAACATTCTAATAATTTAATAAATACAAGAGAATTATTAGTGAAAAAGGTTAAAATTAATTATCTTTTAAAATTATCAGAATATTCAACAAAATATAATGACATTTTTTTAAATTTAACCAAATTTATTGAAATAATTGATGTTGTTCAAAGTAATTTACTATGTTCTAAACGTTATCGATATTGTAAGCCTAATTTAGATACAACAAAGACTTCATATATTACGGCTGTAGCTATGAGACATCCTATAATAGAAATAATAACAGATGATACTGAATATATTCCTAATGATATAACTCTTGATAATGATAATTTAGGAATATTATTATATGGTTTAAATTCATCTGGTAAAAGTAGTTTATTACGAGCATTAGGAATTAACCTTATTTTAGCACAATGTGGTCTTTATGTACCTTGTAAAAGTTTTATATTTTCTCCATTTAGTACACTTATATCACAAGTAGATTTAACTGACAATTTATTTGCAAGTAAATCTAGTTTTATAAGCGAAATGTGTGGTTTAAAAAAAATATTAAATTGTAGTAAAGAATCTACTTTAGTTTTATCAGATGAATTATGTAGAGGAACTGAAGTTAATAGTAGTACAGCAATTGTTGCTTCAACTATTCTAGAATTAATTAAAACAAATACAAAATTTTTCTTTACTACTCATCTTCACGAGTTACCAAATATTAAATCTATACAAAATGAGTGTAAATTAAATATCTGTCACTTAAGTGTTGATATTGAAAATGATAAAATTATATTTACAAGATATTTAAAACATGGTTCTGGTAGCACATTATATGGTTTAGAAGTTTGTTCTAATATTATACAAAATTCAAATTTTATAGATATATCTTTTGAAATAAGAAATGAAATAGTAAATAATAAACAAAGTATATTGAGTAGTAAAAAGAGTAACTATAATAAAAAAAAAATTACAAATCATTGCGAAACTTGTGGATATACCCCAACTAAAAATTCCATACCTTTAGATACACATCATATAGAAGAACAAAAAAATTGCGACGAACATGGTTTTGTTATCAATAAACATTATCATAAAAACAAACGTTTTAATTTAGTCAGTTTATGTAAAAACTGTCATTTAAAAATAGATACTGGAGAGCTTGAAATTAGAGGATATAAAAAAACAACCAATGGTATCATTTTAGATTATTACTTTTCACAAAAGTAGCGTAGCTTCAAAACTAGGCTCCGCCTGCAAGTAAATTGTTATTGTTATAGTTTATATAGTAGTAATTATTGACCCTAGTTTTGATATTAATTATTTAAATGTAATGTTTTGAAATTAATTAATATTATTATAAATAAAGTAATGTTTATTTAGAATATTTAATTTTTTTACTTATATTAATATATATGACTAAACCTGTTGTCAATAATAAAATATCATATCAAAATATTAATGGATTAGTTTCGCGTCACGACTCTTTACTTGATCAAAGTGTCAAAGAAGGATCATCTCCTACATTTGGTAATTTAACATTAAATGGTGATGGTCTTATTAAGGGAAATCTTTATGTAGAAGGTAATACAACTATTTTAAATACTAATGTTATAGAATTTGAAGATAATATTTTGTTATTAAATCGTTTAGAATCTGGTAGT